CCTGCTCCTGCTGAAGTTAAAACTTGTCCGTCTGATCCTGTGGCTACTGCTACAGGATTACCAGATGCATCGTATGAAATTATATTTCCATCTGTACCTGGAGCCATCTTGGCTAGTGTCACTGAGTCATCGGCTAATCTTGCGGAAGCTACTGATCCACTTGCTAAAGCAGTTGCGTTTAAATTTGTTAAAGCAGAACCATTGTTTGCACTAATGTTTCCACTTGCGTCTAGGATAACGGCTTTGGATGCTGGTAAAGTACAGAAAACATTTTTTGTTCCTGCACCAAAGTTTACCGCAGAATCACTATTAGATGATGATATAATTGTAGTTCTAGCAAGTGTATCTGGAGCTGCATCTGTTACAGTTCCTAAACCAACTTCGAACTCACCATTACTGTTAACGATAGCATAGTATGTTGTATTAGAATTACCAATACCAGCAACAAAGCCTTCAAAACCAGATACTGCTCCCGCTAAACTAAAAGTACCTGTACCCGTTGTGGTTGATGTTTCTTTAACTCTATCGTTTACTACCAAAGCCATTTTAACTCCTATTTATTACGCTATTCTTAAAATTGCAGCGGAAGTAGTGAATGCAGGGAACTGAATTGTAAAAGTTCCAGAAGTTGCAGTCTTATCTCCACCAAAATCTAACACAGCAACAGCATCAGTAGTATTTGAGCCACCGTCTGTAGTTGTGTTGTAAATTAAAGCACCTCTTGCTGTAAGAGTTACGTTTTGAAATGATAAATCAGCAAAATCAGTAATAGCTATTGATGATGAAACTTTAACACCTTGGTTTACCAAAGCACCGCCACCGGCAGTGTAGTTAGATGAAGTTACTTCAGTATTAGACCCACCACCCGGATTAGTAGAGTAGTTTGCTGTTGATTTTCCTAAAGTTGCTGAACTTGTGTACATCGCTAATTTATACGTATCAGATGATGCATCAAAATCATGTTTTCCTTGTAGTAATTCTTTTTTAAAAGTATTACAAATTGCGTTTGTTGTTATTGCCATAATTATTCTCCTTAATTAATTTATGTGTTCGGAGTTGGTGAAGGTATCTGTATTCTAGGTACACCATCATCATACTCCGCTCTTCTTCTTCTACCCATTTGCTGTAATGCAAAATTCTGTATCTCTTCATTATACTTTGTTTCATACAACTTGTACATATCCATGGGGCCTTTTAGATAACTAAAGGCCTCTCTTAAAACTCCATGCAACAACATGGATTCTTGATTTGTGGAAATATAAGTATTAGTAGTGCTTGTAAATTCTGGAGGTGATTTAATATAATTGACTTGTACAGTATCTGCGGTTGCAGGGGTAGGGGCAACTAAAATTACAGCACCTTGTTGAACATTATCTTCCCAATTAGCCCAATATTTAGGTGTACCCGTTGTTGAACTATTTGGAGCAAATTCAGAGATATAACTCGTATCCCTTTTTTCTAGAAAAATTCTGTTGTTGTTACTGTCAATAATTTGAACAGATCGAACTATTATAGCATCACTAGGTAAAACAATATATCTGTTACCTGCAGTAAAATTAGAGGTAGCATATTTTCTTAAATCATCATAATCAACTTTTCCTGCAACATCTAACTCAACAGATTTTATAAAATCTTGAATAATTTGATCGGTTAAAACATTGCTATCTACTTCAGTGTAGTTACGAACTTGTGTTAAAAAAGATGAATAAGATATAGCCATTATGTAATACTCACTGTTACTGTTCCTGTAGCTGCAATCAATTGTCTTCTTCTATTTTGTAAAGAAGGGTCTTCTGGAATCATACTATGTAAAATTGTAGTCACTCCATCTCTAATTACTTCTATATATTGTGTTTGAAAAGCAAATTGACCTGGTAACGATAAATCAGCTGTCGCCATTCCTTGTCCTCCGGAGCTTGCAACCGTACTATCATTGGGTGCTTGTGGGTTAATAGTTGATATATCTTTTGGTGTTTGAAAAGCCATTCCTCTTGTATTTTGTAAAGCAATTGCATCAGCAGTAAAATGTCTTCTTCTAATTTGAGGATGTTTAGGTTCAAATTCAGAATAATGAACTAGAGAACCGTTCCATTCTTTTACCATTTCAGTATATGGAAAAGCCATACCTGATCTATCTGATATTGCTAAGCTTCTTCTACCTGTTGCAAATTTAGCCATAATTAAATTCCATTAGGATAAAAAGATTGAGGTGTAATGTAAGTTGAAGCTCTTTGACCATCTTCATCCAAAGCTCTTTTAAGTTGATCTTCATAAATTAATTTGTTTTGTTGTACAAGGGTTGGTGCGTTCTTCATCGCTAAATAATAAGCAAGTCCTGCGACCATACATGGTAAAAATCTAAATACAATATCAGCATCATTTGTGTATGCTCCCGCATCTTGTATTCTTTTAATTACATAATATTTTAAAACAGTGTAAGTATTTAAATTAGGTGCTTGGTATAAATATATCTTAGGAATTTCTTGTCTATCCACATAATACTGTGAAGGTTGTCCTAAAGCTAACTTGTTTGGTAAAGCAGCATAAGCTGATCTATCAATTTTCGTTAGAGATACATCTTGTGTGTTAACTGTATTTGCACCTGCTGCAGTTGTTGATACAAAAGCCTCAAGAACATCACTTACCGCTGAGTCTACAGCGTATTCAGCTTGCCCTGAAACTAATGCATTTTCATGTAAAGCTACTTTCCATAAATGAATTCCTCTGTTTGCCCATTCAGCAAACAATAAGTTGAGACTTGTTCTAGCGGATCTTAAACTATGACCACTAGTAGTAGTCATACCACATCTTTCATAAGCTTCTTGTATGATTTCTTCTATAGATAAATCAAATGCTGTAGTCCCTGAAGTTGCCATTAATATCCTTTTTACGGTTGTACAATTTCTTGGATTGTATCACTTTTTGACTAAACTTTGAAGACCTTAGGTTTTTTGCTATTGGATTTTTTTTTCGCATGTTCACTATCTTTCATAAGCCTGCCATTTGGCATGTAATGATACCCTGAGGGTGCTTTTTTCTTTCTAGCTCCTCTAAGCTTACCATCTATTTGTGCAGGTATTTGTCCTCTTGTAATTGCCATTATATTTCTCCTTTATTAAATTATTTATAAGATAATACCACACTATCTTTTACTTTGGGAAAATTTAAATTAAAAGATATTATTGTTTTTCTTAAATTAGTAATAATTTTTGGAGAACGATGTATAATAAAACTAGGAAAAATTACCACATCCCCCTCTTTAGCATTTATTGTTACTTTATTTTTAATATCTATTTGGTCTAGTAATTCTGTCTTTGGTGAATTTTCTGGTAATTCTAAATAATAAACACCTGTATAGTTGTCTCCATGAACGTGCCATGTATGAGTATTGTCTTTTATATACTGTTGATACCACATTCCATTAACTTCACATTTTTCATAATTTAAAGTTTCTGCACATTCATTAAAATGTTTTTCTAATTTTGGTTTAATAAACTTAATCCATTCTCTATTATAGTTTAAATTTTTTGACCAATCTAATCTATTTATATTATCCCCGTAAAAATGGTTTTCCATATGATCACTATAAGACTCATTAATCATAGATAGTAGTTTTTCTTTTACTTGTTTGTGGCAGTCAAGTTGTTTAAGTATGGCAGCACAATTTAACTTTATTACCATTTAGATTCTGGGTTATTAGGATGAATAGTTATATTACCTGATATAGTTACACTGTTATTTATTTTTTTAACCATATGTTCTAGAAAACTTGGGAATATGACTATTTGATCTTTTCTACATTTAGGTAAAAACTCTACTTGAAAAAAATTAGTTTTGTCAAAAAAATAAGGCGCGGGATAATAAGATTCTATTAAATTAATTGCAGGATTAAAAAATATTGTTTTACCTTCAATTACTTCTTTATAAATAATAAATGAAAAATGAGCCCGAGGATGAGTATGTTTTTCTTGAAAGTCATTATCAGTATATCTATTTTCCCAAATATTTAATAATTGAATTTTTAAAGTCTCATTAAATTCTTTTGAAATTGAATTAGATATAGTCTCTAAAAGATAATTAACAGATTCCTTATCTAATAAATTTGTAGAATTAAATGAAGATATAGTTTCTGAGTTCCATGTTTTTTCAAAATTTTGATTTTTAATATCTATTTTAGAGCTATCAATATTATCAATAAATATTGGAACAGAAAATAAATTTAATTTCATATTAAATCAACAGCTTTGCCAAGAATAGGCTTATACTTCGTTTTTCCTTCTTGTTTAAATGCATGCAAGAACTGTTTCCTAGGTTTATCTTCAGTATAACTACAATGGCACCATCCGCTGTTAGGTTCTCCTTTTTTGTAGAACTCAAGAATCATCTGGTCATATTCAAGATTTTTATGGATCCAATCACAAAGCTCGGCATTGTCAACTCCTGGACATTCAAAATCTACGGCCTCCGCATCGCAGTGTTGACTGTTAACTGAACTTCCTATTGCAACTGATAACTCTGGGGATCTATAGCAGCTCGTCACTACAACAGGGCCAAAATGATCTCTGACGGGTTGTAAAATATTATCACAAAGTAATTTTAATTTTGCTATTTGATCTGAGTTAGGATTATTATCTATGCCCTTACGGACAGCAGTGTCTGATTTGATAAGCTCTTGAAGATTAAAATTACGAGATAGATTCATGAAAAAATTATATTTAAGTTATATCTTAGACCATTAGTTGGTCCACAACCAAAGTGTATTTGATTACTTTTAAAAAGTAAAGCTTCCGATTCATTACTTATAAACTTTTCTTCTTGTATTTTTGTATAGCCATCATTTGTATTTAAATTATACAATATACTATAAAAGTTATCATTGCTATAATCAGTGTGTGGCTTACCTATAGATAATGGATGATAAAAATTATAATTTACCCTTTGTAGTTTATTAAAAGTCATTGATAATTCATCGCAAATTTTGTTAGCTATTATAAAAGCAAACATATTTAATGTTTGATAATTAGGGTGAGCTATTACTTCTTCATTAAAAGTTTGTAAAGCTAATCCTTGATCTTTGTTAAAATTGTTATCTTCTTCTTTTTCATCATACCCAAAATACCAACCTGGAGTATTTTGTAGTATTTTAACTATTTCTTTATTTACTTTAGAAGGTAGAATTTTTTTAATTTTAGTAACCATTAATAATTAAGTAGCCTAAAATCTTTATAATAATAATTTTCAACATATTGTTTTTGTTTATTAGTTAAATTTATTTCAAAAACTTCTGAGAAAGATCTTGCATCAAATGTTTCTAATTTTAAATTAAAATTATTATTTATCCATTCAACAAACTTAGCACCTAAACCATTTTCATATTTATAAATTTTAACGTCATAATTTAAAAAATTTATTTGAGGCGTATACCAATTATCATCATCATTAAAAATTAAATTATTTAAATAAAGGTTTAAATTTTCCTGACTACTAAGCATAGTGTCGATTGTATCTTTATTTAATTTTACATCAGAGTTTATAGCACTTAAAAATCTTGTAATTGGGTCTCTTATTACAGCAAATTTTGTACATTTTAAAAAATTTAAATAAACTTCATAATCTGGATAAGTTAGATGACCTATTTCTTTGTTTTTCCATTTTGTATTAAATGCATCAAGAGAAACTTCGTGTTTATTAATTTTGAATAAATTGGTTATATATCTTCCACCCGTTCTTGGAACATGCACAAAGTATACATTTTTATTTATTAGCATTACTTACCTCTAACAGAATCTATGAAATTATAAACGCGACCGAATTGCTTATCAATAGACATCAGGTCCGACTGAATCATGGCTACGATTAACTGAAGTTCTAT